TAAGATTAAAGAAACTTTATGAACCAAGACATAGCGCAAGCGCATAGCACAGTTACCGACTTGTTTGGCGGTACTATTATGGGTGCTATACTGCAAGTAATTATAGGCACAACTACTTTATTTGTAGAGGTGTACACAAGTGGAGTTGATATGGATGAATTTACCAAATGGGCAATTAAAATCGGTTCGCTAATCGTGGTCATTCTCGGTATTGTTAACGGTTGGCTTGCGTACAAGAAGAACAAGATTGAGTTAGCCAAACTGCAGAATGAGCAACGAACTAATAACAATAGTTAAGCCATTCATTGCGGTTATTATCGTAGCCGTTGCCTTTGTTATCGTTATGCGTGCCGAGTATCGCAGGGCAGTCAAAACGGTGCTTGGGGCGGTGTTGGTTTGGTTAGGTTTGCGAGATTGAAATTTATTACTATATTTGCGGCTGAACTAAAACATTAACCTATGAGCCGAAATCAAAAGAAACTATTTCAAACGACCATATTTGCGGTCGTTTCAATCGTGATTAATACTGCGGTATTATCCGATATTAAGAACATTGCGTTAGAGATTGTCACAATGGAAAGCCGAGTGCTTCAAGCGTTTGTTTGCTTATCATTAAGTGCTGTGCTTGCTACGTTGCCGATTACATTATTCACTTGGTATAAAAGTATAAAGGAATGAAACAGACCGCAGTACAATGGTTGGTAGATAAATTAATGAAAGGTGATTTTGTAAACAATCCCGATGAACTAATCGACCAAGCCAAAGCAATGGAAAAGGAGCAGATATGCACCGCCTACCTCGCTGGTGATTGCCAAAATATGTTACCACACGAATATTTTAAAGAAACCTATGATTGAAGCAACACTCACCCGCATCCCGCAGCGCACGCAAACGCTCGGCAAACTGATTGTAAGGCGAAATAACGCAGTAATATTTGAATGCGACACGATTGAACTGCCGTGGCTGAATAACCAACCGCAAATATCCTGCATACCTATTGGAGCTTATAACGTTGTTTACAGAGAAAGTGCAAAATACCCAAGGCATTATCACATTCAAAACGTTCCCGCTCGCAGTTGGATATTAATACATCAAGCCAACTATGTCGGCAGTAAGAACCCACGCACACGCAAAGCAGACCTATTAGGGTGCATCGGTGTTGGGCGTGGCTATGCTGACCTCAACGGTGATGGCATCGTAGAACTAACACGCTCAAATGCAACGCTAAAACAAATGCTTGCGGTTATTGGTACTAACTCTTTTAGATTGACAATACTATGATAAAAGGCAAACGCTACAACTATTCGGGTAAGGTCATTACTTACCTACGCATGATAACTATACCCATTGCAGGACACATGATGCCACACATGGAATTTATGGCTGAAAGCGGTGCGAAGTTTACCATGACTATCAAAGAATTTGAACGGTTGAATTTAAAAGAAGTGATATGAGCGAAGCAGTTAATCATCCAAAGCATTACGGTGGCAAGGACAACCCGCTCGAAGTCATTAACATCATCAATCATTACAAGTTAAACTTTGAATTGGGCAACTTGATAAAATACGTGTTACGTGCCGATAACAAGGGCAACCGTAAACAAGACTTGCAGAAAGCATTGTGGTACTTGGAATATGAAATTAACAAAGACAGTAGTGCTTGCGGCTAACGTGCCGATGCTTTACGAAGGCGGGTTTAACCGATAAAATATATTTGAAAAATGATACACTCAAAAAAACGACAACTGATTATTAAAAGCACTTACCCCGCTTTTGTAAAGCATTTGTTATATGTAGTATTTACCGTATTCAAGGCACTACATTGGCAACACTTTAAACAGGAATGGAATGGTAAAAAGCGATTAAAATTGATAGCGATTACAGGACTAAGAAGTGCCTTAGTTGACGATGTTGGGCAAAGGGCAAGAGTTTCTTTTTACTGTAAGGTAGGCAAATATTACATATAACTACCCGCTACTCGCTACAAAAATTCGCAAACACAACAAAAAACAAACATGAAAATACTTGATAGCTTTAAGAATATAAAGGAAGTAATATGAATTTAAAAGAAAAATTTACAAGCCCAGACAACAAGCAGTTAAAAAAAATTGCTGATTACTTAATCTATGTATTGCTGCCATTCATTCAAACATCATTAGCACTTGCTCAATCGCAAGGTTTGATAACAATTAAACAAGCGTATTGGTATGGCTTGGCAGCTACATTCGTGCTGATTAATGCGAAATTCTTATCGAAGTTTACAACAGATAAGCCAATTGTTAGTGATAACAACATAATAGAGGGGGCAGGATGCTAATACTCAACCCAAGAATAATGACCTTTAAGTTTACCGTTCCCGATATGCAACCGAGCGAGGGCGTTCAAAAGATTGCAGGGTTTAGCCGTGGGCATCATCATGTTGACAGCGTACGCATAGGCATCAATCGAAGTGAGGATACAAGTACGTGCAGATTGTTTCTTTACACCTATTTAAACGGCAAACAGATAAGCAAGTATATTGGTGAGGTGCAAGTGGGTGAGTTGTGCTACGTAACATTAAAGATGGCACGTTACGAATACTATTGCATTGTCAATGATATGACACAAGGGTTTAGCTTCCCGAGCCGTAGAACATTGCCAATCGGTTATACTTTGAAGCCGTATGCAGAGGAAGATCATACCGGCAAACGCATACCATTCAAAGTAAAAGTTGAAAACATTATATTAGTATGAGGGTATATTTGCAACTTGCCGCCTTGTTACTTGTGTTGGTAGCAATGACTTATAGAACGTGCCACAGAACGAACATTGAGCCATTTAATGTCGGCCATAACCTTGATAGTTTACTCAATCAAACCGAAGTGTTACGTGAACGTGCAAGGTTGGCCGAAAGCCAAAGTAGAATACGAGATACCGTTTATGTTACAAGGGTTAAGTACATTCGCACCATTGCACCTGCGGAATGTGATACTTTTATTCAGTTGGTGGTCCAAGAGTGCGATACATTGATACAGATTAAAGAAGTTGAGATTGCGGTTAAAGATAGCGTAATTGTTGCCGATAGCACGCTCATTGTAGCGCAACATAAAGAGATTAAAAAACAGCGCAGGCACAAGCGCATTGCGGTATTGGGGGCGGTTATGATATTTATTTTGTCAATATTAAATTAATTACTATATTTGAGCACGTTTTCATAGGCGTTAAATTTGTTTTAAAGGGCAGTTCAGAAATGGGCTGCTTTTTTTGTTTTAACAAATTTTAACAAAATAAAGTTTGCAGGTATGAAAAATAGGTTGATATTTGTGCCAACAAATTAAAACAAATAACTATGACAACAGCAAACAACAAATTAGAGCAAAAAATTAAAACTGATTTCATTGCATACTTTGGTAACGAGCCAAAAGAAATTAAAATAGAAAATGAATATGCTTATGCAGATGGTTTCTATTGCAGAATATTAAACAACAAATCAATTAAAAAAACTCACGGTATAGCTTGGAGAAGAGATAATTAAAAAAAGTAAAGTGTGGTTGTAAAATAACCTCACGGGGCGCAGTATCATACACTGCATTAACTTTAAAACAAATAACTATGGCAACAATCCTATTACTAATCTTCACAACAGCCACGCTCACTTGGGCAGCAACATCACAACGTAATAACGCAAAGAAATGAGACCACACTCCGACCGAAACCAAGGGCGCAAATTAGAGCCGCCTGCCGTGCGCATACGAATACCCGAAATGTACCGAGCGCAGATAAAACAATACGTTAAAAAACTCAAAGCAACTGCCGAATATAAGGCGGTTGTTAAGCGGATAAATGATGAGGATGGGGATTGATTAACGATTTGCAGATAAGCGAAGGCACAAATAGCGTTGGTATTGTGCGGTTGGATTTGGGCTTTTGCTTATGTGCTGTTATCAGCAGTTCTTTTTTTCACACTTAAATAATTATCAAAATGAAAACATTAAAATTAACACTAAAAAAACAATGGTTTGACCTTATCAAAGAAGGTATCAAAACCGAAGAGTACAGAGAAATAAAGCCTTATTGGTTTGAAAGATTAGTTTTTCAATATGAAAAGGCTTTTAAATATTGCACTGGATATGATTACAAGCAACAACTTTATGTAAACGAAGGAATACAACATACTCTTTCTGAAAGTAAAAAATCAATGGTTGCAATGAAACCTTTTGACTTTGTAGAATTTACAAATGGATATAATTCTACAAGCCCAAAAATCACTTTAGAGTGTCAAAATATTATAATTGGGCAAGGATTAGAAGAATGGGGAGCAGTCAAGGGCGAAAGATATTTTATAATCAAACTCGGTCGTGAGGTTGGTCGGCAGAATTGCTGATAACGTTTTGCAGCTACAAGAAGTTGGCGATTTCGGAGACGAAAACTGTCTGCCAGCACTGAACTTGATACGAAGCACAAAACTTCATATGACCACTGAACCGCCAATTTCTTGTAGGTGCTGTTAGCTGTAGGTTTTCTTCAATCAATTAGTTATAAACTTTAAATATTAAATATTATGTCAAACAACAAAAAAATGCCTGAACAATTATTGTCGGACTTAAAAACAAATGTTTCTGAGCCTTCAAAAATTATTATCGAACAATTTCAGATTTTGTCTGAATTTGATTTAAACACAGCTACTGTATTAGCTAAATCAATTCTTGATGCGTTGATTAATGATGCTTCCTAACTCATTCTTTACCTTTTCAAATAATTCAATGTCGTCATTAATGTTTAAAGTTTTATACTCGTCTTTATTTGCTAATTGGTTTAGTAATTCAATACTTTCGTTACTTAGAATTTCAATTGTCGAGCCTCTTTCTGCTAAAGATTTTAAGTCGCCCCACTTTCCGTTTTTTACAGATGGTCTTGTCGACTTTTCTAAATCATTTAATGATTGTCGAAATTCATTTAAAAATTGTTCTTTAATGTCAGTCATTGTTTTATGTTATTAATTAATGTCAAATTGTGTCGACTTTGCTGTGTCGCTAAACTTACAGCTAACGGTTTCGGGCTTGGCGAAGTGGCTGAACCCGAAGTTAAATAGAATTACTAAACTTTAAAATTAAAAACAAATGTCAAATAGAATTACTGAACAGCCATTTTGCCAAACCCGTGTTATGCGTAGTGTTTTGGTTAATGCTGATAGTTTAGATTATATGCCAACGATACAAGATAAAAGCATAGATTTTGTATGTATTGACCCACCTTATGAACTTGATAATCACGGAGGAGTTGTGAATGGACACGATTTAACAAGAAAATTAAATAGAGATAAACATATAAATTTTATTTCAAATGGTTTTGATATTGAAAAAGTATTTACTGAAATTGAAAGAGTAAGCAAGGTTATGAATATGGTTTGCTTTTGTTCTAATAAGCAAGTTTCTAAAATTATGAATTATTGGGAACAAAAAAAGTATTCAGTTACATTGCTTGTATGGGATAAACCAAACCCTATTCCTTTTGGAAACGGAAAGCATATAAGCAATTTAGAATTTATGGTTTATGTTCGTGGCAAAGGTGCAACTTTTAATAATTTAGGAGTTAATGAGCAAAAGAAAACTTTTAATTACCCAAGTCCGAGTAGTTCAAAAAGATTGCACCCAACAGAAAAACCGATTGAATTACTTGAAAGATTAATTAAACTGCATACAAAAGAAGATGATATTGTATTAGATTGCTTTGCAGGTAGTTTTTCAACTGCTGATGCTTGTAAGCGTTTAAATCGTCAATGTATAGCAATAGAATTAGAAAAAGAATATTATGATAAAGGCGTAAATCGTTTGAGTGGTTCGCTGTTCTAACATTACGCATAACGGAAAACGGCTTTGCGTAGTGCCGACTTAGAACTACGAATTATCAACTTAAAACAAATTTAAAATGAGTGCAAAAATTATAACTGAAAAACTAACTAAGGCATTACGCAAAACCGATGTTAGCAGCAGTTTTATTCCCCCCGATAACGGTGATGTGTGTTGGCAAGCAGGTTCAGAAACATTTACAAGGGAAGAAGTAGCTTTTTTGTTATGGACACAAATTGCAATGATAAGTAATGACCTAAGAACCTGCTGTGGGAAGGACTTAACGAAAGATATGTATGAAGTGATAGATGACCCTCGAATACCAGAGTTTTAAAAATTGCTGCTAACGGTTTGCAGATTGGCGGTCGTTTTAATTATAAATTGGTAGAATATTATTTGTTTATTTAAAATCAATTTTGTATCTTTGTTAAAAAATAAATGTTATGATTTGCAGAAGGTGTAAAATAGAAAAACAAGACAGGTTTTATAAAAATCAAAAAGATTGTAAAGACTGTTGTAACAATAGTGTAAAGTTAGCTAAAGCAAAGAAACCTAATTTGTATAACAAGATAGATAAAGCATCAAAATTAAGAAGATTGTATTCTATATCAATAGAACAATACAACGAAATGCTTATAGAACAAAATTATTCTTGTGCTATTTGTGGCTCAAAAGAAAGCGGAAGAAAAGATGTTTTATCATTTGCTGTTGACCATTGCCACGATACAAATAAAGTAAGGGGATTGCTGTGTATGAAATGTAATACAGCAATAGGAAAGTTAAAGCACGATGTTGAATATTTAAAGAAAGCTATTGAATATTTAACCATTTAATGCCGCCAATGTGCTGTTATAACCAGTGCTTTTAATTAATTAACTTAAAAAAAATAACAATATGGAATACCAAAAATACATTGATTTAGGATTTGAAAGAACCGATATGAGTTGTAATGTCGAGTTCAAACAAACAGGCTATCACGGATTTGCTTTAGAGAAAAAAGTAAATAAAAAACAAATGGTTTGTGTAACGAGTGGTGAACTTGATAAACCCAAACTATACATTAAAAAACGGAATAGTGAAACATATCACATTATACCAATTTCAACAGAAGCGGTTATTGATTTGTTCAGCAAGTCCGAAAATATTGATTATATGACTTCTGCTTGTTAGCATTGGTTATAACTACCCGCTACCCGCTAATTATTAACGCTTATACAACAATAAAACTAAAATGATGAATAACTTTACAGATAAACAAAACGAAGTGTTTTCGGCATTGTTTGATGCTTTAAAACAAAAAGGTGCAGAATTTAAAACACAAGCGCATACGCTAATCGACCTTGATGATGATAATTTTAAGAAGGTATTTAAATCATCAAAAATTATTGGTAGCGATTATGAAGTTGGAAAAGTTTATGAAAGAGCTAAACTATTGGGACTGATTTAATTCACATTTTAAAATACATAACCCTATGAACCTACTAACAGAAATCCGCGCTCAATTCAGCGCAAAGGAATGGATGCAAGCTATCTTCTTTCACATTCCAACGGCATCGGCTATTAAACCCAAAGCAGGTGCGAAACTAACACAACCACGTAGATGCCACAACTTTAATGAGTTGCATCAGCACTTAATCAATTGGAGAAAGGAGGTTGCCAATGACTAAACCTAAAACACGTAAAGCAATCCGAGTGGTGTCCGATGCGTACCGTGATAGCATCCGACCTGCAACAATTGAAATTAAACATTGGGATATGTGGCTACAATACAACAACGGCTTAACCACAACCGAAATCGCAATGGTACACAACACAACTGTTCACGATGTCGTGGATATTATCAGCGATGTTGTCGAAAGGTTAAAGCGCAAAGTGTCAAAGTTAGATGATGATTTTACAAGCGTACACCAAGCCGAAGCGTTCCGCAACAGAATAAAGCAGAATGTTGAATTGGCAATGTTGTCGGGTAGGCGAGTGGTGACTATAATGAGTGAGGTTTAACATTTAAAAATTAATAAAAAATGATAACAGAAGAAGAATTTTTAAAAGCAATAGAAACAGTTAACAATTATAAAAAACAAGTTTATTTGAAACTTGATAGAATGAAAACAGCATTGGATGATAAGAAGTTTACTCATTTGATTTTGGATGAAAATACTTATATTTATGACGCAGGTTTGTGCTCTAAAATTACTAATATTATGAAACAAAATAATATTAATAAACTTGGTGATTTAAAAAATTATACCAGAGCCGATTTGCGCAATTTTAGGCATATTGGCAAAAAAGGAATTGATGAAATTGAGCAATGCTTATTGCAAGCAGGTATAGTTTTAATTTAACCTTTTAACAAATCTTAACAAATACATATTAAATTAAACCCCATATTTGCACCCTAAACAAAAACCAACCCCTATGAACATTACAACAATCACAACAACACTAACAACGTGGCTCAATGCAGACACGGGCGAGAAAATTCAGTACGAAAGCGATACTGATACTTATTACTATTATGATAGCGATGGCGAACTCACAGCATCGTGGGAAACCAAAGAAAACGAGGACATCATTAAGCTATGTGCAAGCGGTGTTAAAGTCATACACCTTGCAGGTAAAGATTACATTAATAACCCTAAATTCGTTCACTTTATTCTAACAAACAATGAAACCAATAACCGATAAACAATACCACAAGGCACTTCTTATCTGCCAACAGTACAAAGCACAACAGCACGGAACACCGCTTAAATCATTCATCGAATACAACAAGCACAGGATGAGCAGACGGTTAATCAATATCTTATACAAGGCGATTGAAAACGGACACGAAACCGTTGAGGAGTTGACCGAGCGTGAGCTCATGCGCATTAATATGTGCGGAGTTAAAACTATTGTTGAATTTAATGAACTTGTGAAGCCATGAAAGAAATTATAATCAAATTCAACAGCGAATGTGAAATCATCGAGTTAAGTGATGATGCCGAGTCGTTACCGTGGGCGTTATTAGATGCGATATGCGAGCATTTCAATTACAGCGACATCAATATCACCTACGAAGCGGTTCCAAAGCATTACAGCAACCCAAATGGCGAGGAATGGACAGAGCATGAATACAAACATACATCGGAACAATTCGATGCGTTACCCGAAGCATTAATAAGTGAAATACTAATCAATTTAAACAATTAAAACAATGACAAACACAATCACAGGAACAATTAGAGAAATCTACAACACGCAGCAGGTAAGCGACAACTTCGCAAAGCGTGAAATGGTCATCACCGTGGCCGACAAGTACCCACAACACATCACTATTCAATTCACACAAGATAAATGCACCATGCTTGACAAGTACATGGTAGGCGACAACGTAACCGTTTGCTATAACCTACGAGGTAAGCAATACCAAGGCAAGGATGGTTCAGTTAAGTATTTCAATAGCATTGAGGGATGGAAGATTGACAGGACAGAGAATGTGCCGTTAAGTGACAAAGGATTGAGTGATGATAATTTATTTTAATACTTGGAAGCTATGGAACTACAATTAATTACCTCAATAGTTGAAAGCAATAATGCAGGCGCATTTGAAGATGATGCATTTATTGATTTAGAATTTACAAAAAATCCAACTGAAATAAATTTAATTATAAAAAAACGTTCGGATGCAAAATCATACCTTGCTATCGATTTGAACAAGGAAAAAGCATTGCATTTGCTTAACTTTCTAAAAGCATCATTGCCTTATATGACAGATTTTTAATAACCCCCTAAAACAAACAAAAAACTATGAACACAAAAACACATTACAAAATCCTACGCAACCCCAACTACATTGGCGGGTGGGATTTAATCGACCAAAACAAGACCGTAACCATCACAAAAGTCACCAAGGAAATGGTACATGATGGCAAGGGTGGCGAGTCCGAGTGCTGCACCATTCACTTTGCCGAGTGCAAGCCGATGGTGGCTAACGCTACTAACTTGAAGCGCATTGCCAAGCTACACAACTCGCCATTCATTGAGGAATGGATTGGCAAGCAGATAGTGCTTACAACCGAAAAAGTCCGTGCGTTTGGCGAGGTACACGATGCCGTTAGAGTATCAACAAAGCCAGCGACCAAACCGACAATGACTGCCGACACTTTATCGAAAGCCAAGGCGGCTATCGCTGCGGGTTCGGTTACGCTTGATGCCATTAAGAAGAAGTACACTTTAACTGCGGAAATGGAGGCCGAACTGACCAATGGATAAGCTATTTCAAATACATTGCAGCCAAATAGGTAAGATAATGAGCAACTCCCGCACCAAGGGCGAGTTATCCCAAACCTGTCAAACGTTCCTGCGCGAATGGTACGCAAATGACCGCGAAGAAATACGAAGCAAGTACATCGACAAGGGTAATATGGTTGAACTTGACCTTATTGACTTTATGGCCGAGCAGTTGAACCTCGGAATGGCCGAGAAGAACACCATTACGATGCACAATGAGTATGTTGTTGGTACGGCTGATGTTGTGACACGCGACACAATCATCGATGTTAAAGCCGCGTGGAGTATCAAGACCTTGCACGATGCCGTTACGAGTGGCATCAATTCCGACTATGAATGGCAAGGGCGCGGTTATATGATGCTATGGGATAAGCCGAAATTCGTGGTGTTTCACGGCCTGCTCAATACACCAGAGGAAGCTAACTACGGAGTGGAGGTCAGTTACGATGATATACCTGCGGAACATCGTTGGGTAGCGTATAAGGTGCAACGTGATGTTACCATTGAGCAACAGATAATACAGAGGGTGATTGAGTGCCGGGAGTGGTTGGAGCGGTATGATGAGGCGGTGCGAAATTCGATAGGCCGCTTGCATACTTAAAATAAATTAGTATATTTGCAACATTGTTACGGTTCGACATTAAAGTAACATAACCTTATTGACCCATTTAACCGAGTACAGAAGTCGAACCCTGTACGAAGTTAGATGGGTTTTATTTTTTATGAAATCCTACATCATTTACTCACCCAACGGTAAGAAACACACACTAACTGCCGAAAGTTTCTACCATGCGGTTCAAATCGCAAAAAAATCAGATAATTATCTATTTGCAGAGGCCGATTATTTTAAACTTAATACCGAACGCAAATGAAACAGGAAGAAAATTTTGTCAATCAACTGCACCTTAAATTTGCAAACTTTTTTGAGGTGCAACGCGAAGTTTGGAGCGAATGCGGTACAAGGCGCATTGATATGTTATTGTCAATACAAGGAAAATATCATTTCGGTATTGAATGCAAAGCACCCGACAAAAAACGAGGTGAGCAAATAGGCAGATACATTCAACAAGCGCATAGTTATACACACCTAAAATGGAAGTATCGCAATGACATTAGCGTACAAGTGCCGGTGTTTATTTGCCCTGCGCTATCTTACAAATATTTTATATTAAACGAACATGAGGTTGTTATTGATGGCAAAAAATATCATCAAGACCGACACTCACAACTGCATTCACACCACACAATTAACGGTATGCTTGGAGTGTGGAATGTTGGCGAGGTGCGCAAAACTGAACTTGGTTTTCAATTTTCAATGAACAATAAGCCGTTTTATGAGCATAAGTCATACAATAACACCATCATATCGAGAGTACACGAAATCAACTACAACACCTACATCGAACGGCTATGCAACCAATAACATTCAACTATTACGATGCCGACATCAAGAGCAGCATACCGCTTGGCAATGTTACGCTTGAATATTTTATTAATGCTATACGCAATCCAAAGATAGACATTAAGCACATTTTTGAGCGCATACGAATAGCCGAGGAAGTTGGTGACATGGCAACAAAGCAAGCATTGAAATCAAAGCTATATTCATTCACTCCGTGCGTTTATGTACAAGGCGCGCGAAAGTATGAAAACATCAAGCATTGGACTGGGTTACTTGTGTTGGACTTTGACCACTTGGAAGTTGATTACGCGGTTGAGTTTAAGTCATACTTGTTTGATGAGTACAAATTCATCATTGCTGCATGGCTATCGGCATCACGGCATGGTGTGAGGGCATTGGTAAAAATACCGCAAGCGAAATCGGTTGAGGAGTTCAAGCAATACTTTGCTGCGATTGAGCGACACCTTAACTGCTACAATGGTTTTGATAAAGCACCAAAAAATTGTATTTTGCCCCTCTTTTTTTCTTACGATGCTGAAATTTTACACCGTGATAACGCTCAAACTTGGGATGAGAAGTACATTGAACCAATACCGCCACCTGTTAAGCAGTATATTATCAATGACAAAACATCGGCAGTTGAGCGCATCATTGCCAAGAAAATAAACATCATAGTTGATAGCGGACATCCTCAACTACGTGCCGCAGCGTATTTACTTGGAGGTTATGTGGGAGGAGGCCACATAGACCATTCGGATGCGGTAAGTATTATTCACAACTTAATTGAAAGCAACGCATATTTGAGCCAAAAAGCAAGTATTTACAAAAAAACTGCGGTACAAATGATAAACAAAGGAGTTAACCAACCAACTTATATTAAATGATTTTGAATATTGAAATATAAATTATACATTTGCAAGCATCGGAGTAACGAACCGATTTTACATAGATTGATATAAAACATTAGAAGTCCTAATAGTTAAGTGCAAGGTGTCAATCCCTTGCTTGCTTCGTAAGCAAACTTAACTAATAGGACTTTCTTATTTTTTAAAACATTATGAAAAATACAAAAACAAAACAACAAAGATTAGATTATTTTGCTGGGTTAGCAATGCAAAGTTTGATTTTAAAATCAAAAGAAAACGCCCATTTGTTAGACAAAGTCAGCATAAAACAAATATGTTTTATGTCAATTCAATTTGCAGAAGAAATCATTAATCAAATCGACAATGGAAAAATTTAAAAAACCCGAATCAAACCCATTGCTTAACCCTGTTGACTACTTCAACTTTCACGGCTCATTCGTGTCAATATTTGATGGGGTAAAAAAAGTAAACATCAAGTCCGAAACTGAAATATGTTTGCAACACCCAGACAACCTCGACCCAAATGAACTGAATAAAGTCACGTTTACACTTAACAAAAACAATGTTGTTGAGGTGGTCAAAAAAAACGATTATCAACTTGCCGTGGGTGCGAAGTTGTCAAAGTTTATGTTGCTATCTGCCGTTAAATTCAAAGGTGATAATTTCGCAGCTATGTCATACGTTCACTTTACGCTGATGAAATCCGAAATACCTTACATTCGGGTAGGTACTGATTATTTTAAATTGATTGATAAAAAAGACCGATTTGGCTCACACAATCGATTGCTCAAACCTTGGAAGAAAGATGAAATCAAACAAGACCACGGAAAGCAATTGTTGAACATGATTTTTAAATTTGATGATTTCACTATTTACCCAGATAACATCACTTACAAACCTGTGCTTAACAACTGCTATAATTTATATGCAAAATTTGCACACGATAAAGCTATTGATGATATTGAACAAAATAACATTCCTGTTACAATGGGATTGATGAACCATATTTTTGGCGAACATTTAGAACACGGTTTGAAATACATGAAAATTTTGTATCAGTACCCGCGACAAATTGCACCTGTATTGGCACTTGTTTCTTCGGAGCGTGAAACAGGTAAGACCACATTTTTAAATTGGATACAGATGTTATTTGGCGAAAATTCAACACTTATTAACCCATCCGACTTAACATCGAATTTTAATGATGCGTATGCGACAAAAAACATCATTATGATTGATGAAACTACCATTGACAAAGTGCATGCTATTGAAAAATTAAAATCATTGGCAACGGCAAAAACAATATCGGTGTCGCAAAAGTTTGTGAGTCATTACTCCGTACCTTTTTACGGCAAAATTATTCTTTGCACGAATAAAGAAAGTGATTTTATGCGTATAGATGAAGAAGAAATACGTTTTTGGGTGCGAAAAATTAAACCTATTACCGGGAAGAAAAACACCAACATCGAAAATGACCTTAAAAACGAAATACCAAAATTTATTAAATACTTATTGCAACTGCCTGAAATAGATTTTAGCAAATCGCGCATGGTATTCACCAAGGAAGAAATAATGACCGAGTCGTTAGAAATAGTTAAGGAAGAAAGCAAAAGCCAATTACGCAAAGAAATCGAATATCTATTTATTGATTGGTTTGCTAACAATGACAATATCGATATGGTTGAAGTAACGGCAAAGGACATTAAAGAAAAATGGTTTGGCACTAACAATCAAATTTCAATCAGTTACATCCGCAAAGTTTTAAAGGATGAAATGAAAATGGTCAATTTGGAAACAAAAAAGTACAAAGGGTTTCCAGATGCCAATTCGACCTCGCAAAAGACAGGATTGCCGTTTGTGTTCACAAATCCTTATCGAGTTTATAATGAGGATGTTAGGAAAAATAAGGCATCAATCGAGGATGCTGTTGATTTCTAAAAGTAATCTTACTAAAATTACTATTACTAACTAACTATATGATAATCAGCAAAGTAATAAATTCGCAAAAAGTGAACATAACTACGGTGTTTTTTCGCAATATAAGAAACGTGGGAGTTTTCCGTATTTCTTTATTACTATATATAATATATATATATATATATATATATTATATAGTAGTAGCAAGGGTTTGCCGTGGTAATTTTTTAGTAATAAAGTCGGTAATAATTCGGTAATAATCCAAAAAGTAATTTTTCTTGACATTCAAAACAATGCTTATATTTGCAACCGATGACAATCAAAGACCTCAACACCTACCTATTTGAAATCAAGCGCAGGGACAACCCAAACTTCCCCGAGCATGCACTTGTACCGGTGAAACATTCGGACAAAACTGCCAACGGTTTAGAAAAAGCCATTGTAGCATTCCTGCAAGCGGAGGGATGGCAAGCCGAACGTATAAAGAACACAGGCCGATATGTTGATGAAAGCTATACCTATGTGAACGTTATGGGTCAAACACGCAAGGCGGGAACGGGGCGGTATATTAAAGGTACGGGAACGAACGGAAGCGCAGACCTATCAGCAACAATCAAAGGCCGCGCGGTCAAGGTGGAAGTCAAAATAGGCAAGGACCGACAATCCGAAGTGCAGAAGAAGTACCAAGCCGATATCGAACGCGCTGGTGGTGTGTACGTGATAGCCAAGGATTTTGAAACGTGGCATGGGTGGTATTTGGATTTTATCGGAAATAATTTGTAACTTTGCCGACATGCAAACCGTACCTATAAACAAAATAAAGCCAAACCCGCGCAATCCTCGATTGATTAAGGATGAAACGTTTGAGAAACTATGCAAGTCATTAACCGAGTTCCCCGAAATGTTGGAAAAGCGACCTTTGGTTTGCTTTACTGATATTGATGGTAAGTATGTTGTATTGGGTGGCAATATGCGATTAAAAGCAGCGAATGAGGTTGGATTGAAGCAGTTGCCTATATTACTTGCAGATGATTGGACAGAGGAACAAAAGAATGAGTTTTTAATTAAAGATAATGTTGGCTTTGGCGAATGGGATTGGGAGCAGATAAAGAATGATTGGGATGTTGAGAAGTTAGATGAGTGGGGATTGGATGTTCCCGACTTCGCAGCAACGGTGTTAGAAGCCGAAGAAGATGATTTTAGCGTTCCCGATGGCGGTATTGAAACGGATATTGTACTTGGGGATTTGTTTGAGATAGGGGAACATAGATTGCTTTGTGGGGATAGTACGGATAGCGACCAAGTGTCTAAGTTAATGAACGGACAAAAGGCTGATATGGTATTTACTGACCCACCTTATGGAGTAGATTATAAGGGAATAAATAATGATGATAGAGGTGGCCTAAAAGATTTATTAACAGCAGCTTTTTCAAACTACAAAATAAATAGTAAAAGTGGCGGTTCTGTTTATTGTTGCCATTCAGACAAGTGCAGTGATATTTTTAACGAAGTATTTAGAAGCGTTTGTCATTTTAGTTGCCAAATTATATGGGTGAAAGATAGTTTGGTTATGAGCAGAGGCGACTATCATTCCAAGCATGAACCAATATTTTACGGATGGTTTGAAGGTGGTAGCCATAAGTTTGAAGGAGACAGAAAACAAACATCTGTTTGGGAGTTTGAAAGACCAAAGAGAAGCGAAGGACACAGCACCATGAAGCCAGTAGGTTTAGTGGCAAAAGCAATCGGCAACAGCAGCAAAGGAGAAGACTTGATTTTAGATTTATTCATAGGCAGTGGCACTACAATGGTAGCCGCACACCAACTCAAACGCAAATGTTACGGAATGGAATTAGACCCTAAATACTGCCAAGTAATAATTGACCGAATGCGCAAACTTGACCCGAATATACCAATCAAGAAGAACGGAGTTGAATTAAAATAAACAGCGACAAATCAGCGATGCCAAAGCCAGAGAATATAATACCTCATAAATTCAAGAAAGGTCAGTCAGGCAACCCCAAAGGCCGCCCAAAATTGCCCGATTTAAAGGAAGCAATGGCCAAGATATTGGGTGAAGAGAAAGATGGCAAGATTGCACTTGAAGCGATATTGGCAGGGTTAAGAGCCAAAGCGGTAAGGGGTGATGCAAGGGCAGCGGAGTTGTTGTTGAAGTACACGTATCGGCAACCGACACAAGAGGTTGATATAACCACGAATGGCAAAGAGATTAGGTCATGGACGGTGAAATCAGTGTAAACAACTGCTACATACCTTTTTTACATAACGAAAACAGATATGCAGTACTCAAAGGTGGCGCAGGTAGTGGCAAATCAATCGCAGCTATCCAAAAGATAATCTTGCGAACCACAACAGAGCGCAATCATCGTATATTGTGCATCCGTAAAGTAGCCACTACGATACGTAATTCAATATATCAGTTGTTGATTGATAAGCTACTTGAATACGATATTTATTCCGAGTTTGTCATCAACAAGTCCGAAATGCGCTTTACTCATACACCAACAGGCAACGAGATACTTTGTGCAGGGATGGATGATGCCGAGAAAATCAAATCTATTGCAGGTATTACTTCGGTTTGGTGCGAGGAAGCAACCGAGTTAGATGAATTGGACTTCAACCAATTAGAGTTAAGGGTAAGGGGCGAAACAAGTAACTACAAACAATTCATAATCACATTCAACCCAATAAGTGAACAGCATTGGTTAAAGCGCAGGTTCTTTGATGCTCCCGATGATGATACTTATGTGTTGCATACTACGTACAAGGACAATGCTTTCCTTGATGCTGATTACATCAAGCACTTAACCGAGCGAGTAAAAGCAAACCCAAACCTGCATAAAGTTTATGTGCTTGGCGAATGGGGTAAAGTCGATTTCGGTGGCGAGTTCCTCAAAAGTTGGTCAACCATCAAACACACGCGCCAAGTAAGCTATGACCCAACATTAGCCGTTTGGTTGTCATTCGATGAAAATGTTAACCCTTACTTCCCATGTGGAGTGTTCCAAATTTCGGATGATAATGAGGTGCGAATGTTGGACTGCTTGGCATTGAAAAATCCCGACAACACGGTCAAAGCAATGGCGCGGGCAATACTGCAACTGCTACGACATTGGAAGCACACAGGGCATGTGTACGTTTGTGGCGATAGCACATCGCAAAAGGATGATGTGAAGCAAGAAAAGGGATTTGACTTATTCCGCTTGTTAATAACTGAACTTGATGAGGTTAAACCGATTAGGCGCGTGAGCAAGTCCAACCCGAATGTTCGCCCGAGTGCTGATTTCTTCAATGCTATATTAGCGTACAATGAGCAGGGTATTAGCTTTGTTGCAGATGAAAGTTGCCGAGTAGCAATACTTGACTTTGAAAACACAAAAGAAGACAAAAACGGCAAAGTGGATAAAAAGACCGTATTAGACCCCGTTACCAAAGTAAGTTATCAACCATTTGGCCACATTGTTGACTTAACACGCTACTTAATCACATCAGTATTCCCATCGCAATACACACGCTTCCAAACGGGCATCATTAAACCGCTTGTTGTTGTTGGTAAGGATGCAGAGTGGAAGCAAGCATCACGTTTCTAAAATAATTTTAGTTACATTTTACCACCATATCGAAATTTTTGTTACAATTTCGCATCATGGCACGATTTCTCAAAACCTCCGACTATCTTTCAATAATTCAAACGGTTGACCTCAATCAAATTACCGAGAACAACCCACAAAACTTGTACGATAGCGAGGTTAAGGCCATAAGTAGAATGAGGACAAAATTAGTCCAAAGGTACATGGTTGACATTGAACTTGGCACGATGGATGCCTATTCAAACAGCCGCCACTACCGTACACGTGACCGAGTGATAGCAGGCGAAGTGATTACACACGTTAATGACTTTAACCGCTGGGATAAGACAACCGAATACGCAAAGGATGATATTGTTACCGATAACAATGGCTTTGTTTACACGGCATTAGTAGCCAACACAAACAAAGCATTGACCTTAACAGCATATTGGACACCGATGATAGGTTATGCCACAACTAACGCAACTTATTGGACAGTGGGCGATAACAGATACCCGATGTTTGTTGAGTTGGCAATGGACATGACCTTGTATAACTTGCATGCACGAATTAACCCGCGTAACATTCCCGATTTGAGAATTGAGCGCAACAGAGAAGCATTAGACCAACTTGATAGATGGGCAAGCGGTACAGATACGGCCGAGGTGTTGAACATTAACACAGCAGATAGTGAGGGCTTTAGCATCCGTTACGGCAATAGTTTGGACAAACAAGATAATTTCTTTAAGTAATGGCATGGTATAACGATATATTCAACTTTAATAAACCTCAACCTCAAAAGGCCAACATCCGCAAAACGATTGACTTTGAGCAGCAGTTGCAACGTGTTCGCCAAGATGCGACAAAGTTCAACATTGCGGTTCAAGCGGCTGAAAGTCCGATGTACCCAAACCGCTTTTTATTGATGCAGACCTATCAACAAATCGTACTTGATGGGCAAGTTCAATCAGCCATGTTGCAGCGCAAATCAAAGGTGTTGTGCAAGCGTTTTATGGTGTGCAACCCCGATGGTGAAATGGATGAAACCAAAACCGCCTATTTCAATCAAAAGTGGTTTTATGACTTCCAAAGTTTAGCACTTGATAGTATTTTTTGGGGTTTCAGTTGTGTTCAATTTGGCGCAATAATTAACGACAAGTACACATCAGTCGAACTAATCCCGCGCATTTATGTAGTGCCTGAATTTAGTTTAGTACGCACCAACACTGCAACGGTAACAGAGGGCAAGCACTTTGATGAAGCACCGTATAATAATTGGTGCATCGGTGTTGGCGAAAAGAAAGATTTAGGACTGCTTATGTACCTTGCACCATACGTGATTTGGAAGAAAAACGCCATGGCAGCGTGGGCAGAGTTTGCAGAGGTGTTTGGTTCACCTATTAGAATAGGCAAAACCGATGTGCGCGATGAATTGACCCGCAAAAATATGGAAAATATGCTGCGTAATATGGGTGTGGCTTCGTGGGCGGTGTTGGACTTAAACGATAACATCGAGTTGATGCAAGCGAGCCGTACCGATGCCTATGCGGTGTTTGATAAAATGGTGGAGCGTTGCAACAGCGAAATCAGCAAAATAATATTAGGTCAAACAGGCACAACTGATGAAAAGTCGTACAGCGGAAGTGCGAATGTACACGAGTCAGTTGCCGAAATGATTGCAAAACAAGACACGTTAAAAATGCAGTTCATCATCGAAGACCAACTTGTGCCAATGATGATTAGAAACGGCTTTGACCTCTCTGGGTGTACGTTCAAGTATGATGAAAGCGAAAGTTTGCCGTTAGCAGAGCAAGCCAAAATAGATGTATCATTCTTACAAGCGGGCATCAAGTTAGAGCATGAATATTTAGAACACAAATATGGTGTTGAAATAGCAGATGAAATGGAGGAAGCCGATGAAGAAGAAGAAGTAATCGAGATTGAAAACAAACTGCGTAACCTATACAAATAACATGTGCGGGTATTGCGACATACTGAATATTGATAAGGAAGTTGACCCCCCGACACCGTTTGATGAAAACGACTTCAATCGTTTGAGCAACGATGTATGGATAGGTGCCGTAACACCTGCTCAACTTCCGCAAGGTATTTATTTGAAAACTGCGAAATATTTAAAGGATGGCATCGACCTTGCACCAGTTGTGGATGAGGTGTTGACTGCCGACTTGTTGAATAATATTTATGTGTTTAGCGGTGCGAAAACGTATCAGCAAACACGAGCATTAACCGCCCTGTTAGCCGTTGATGAGTACAAGTCAAACTTTTACGCATTTAAGCGGGCAGCCGAGCCGATATTTGGCACGTACAACCAAGATTATTTACAAGCCGAGTATCAAACGGCCAAAGCATCGGCACGTATGGCCTCGGATTGGAAGCGCATAGAAATAGACAAAGATGTGTTGCCGTTGTTGAAATATCAAACGGTTGGCGATGGCAGAGTAAGGCCAACGCATCAGCAACTTGACAATATCGTGCGACCTGTAAACGACCCGTTTTGGAAGCAATACTACCCGCCAAACGGTTGGAGGTGTCGTTGTACCGTTGCGCAGTTAGCAGAGGATGAAGAACCGTTAACGGATATGAGTGGGTTTACACCGCCAGATGATGTACCGCCATTGTTTCGTATGAATGCGGGCATTGATGGCTATGTGTTTAAGACCAAGGGCAAAGACAAGCACCCGTATTTTGATATAGCGAAAGATGATAAAGCGAACGCAAAAGTGAATTGGAATTTACCACCGTTATCATCTTAAACCATGGCAAAGCAAAATAAATTCAACCTAAAAGGAGCAGAAAAAAAAGCGCGCAAAGCGTTGGAAAATGCCGTGGTTGAAATAGGCAACACGGCCAAAAACTTCTTTGTTGAGAATTTTAGAAAGCAGGGGTTTGATGACAAAACGGTTGAGAAGTGGAAAGCGAGAAAGAAAAAAACATACCGAACCAAAAGCGGTAAGGTAGTTGATGACACAACACGCGCAATACTTGTAAAAACGGGCGATTTGAGGCGGTCAATTATACGTGTTCCAAACAGGTCGGCATTGAATGTTAAAATCCAAACAGATTTGATTTATGCAAAGGTTCACAATGATGGGTTAAGAGCAGGGCGCGGCAAGGGTTTTAAAATGCCCAAGCGACAATTCATCGGTGACTCATACAACCTAAACGAGAAAGTAAAAGCGGTAATAGTTAAACGATTAGACAAGGTATTTACATAATGCAATTACAAATCTATAACCAATTAAAGGCACGTATAAGCACACTTCAAGCATTGAAGTATGTTGCCTTGTGGAATAATCAATTTGAGCGTGAGGATGTGAACGTGCCATTTAATTATCCGTGTTGCTTCATTGAGTTTGCAAGTGCCGACTACATTGAAAACTTACAAGGTCAACAACAAGGCACTTTAAGTATTGCATTGCATTTAGGTTTTGAAAGCTACAAGACCGAGGACACGGCAGTATTGCAACTAAAACAAGACCTTAACGCACTTGTACACAATTGGTCAACACCGTATAATAGCAGGTTCTTGCGTAGAAGCGAAATTCAATCAGCCGACCACACCAACATACAGGAGTTTATAATTACGTACACAATGCAAGGGTTTGACTACTCGGCAAGCAGCGCACCAACAACAGAAGCATTGGTTGCAACGCTTATCACTAACAATGACCCGCAAATGGATGATGATGTTATCCGCAGCGGAAGCATACCCGATGCCGTTGTATTGGCATCCGAATTAGGTTACGAATTATTATCAGAACAAGGTTATCAACTTATAATACAACAATAAAATGGCAGAGCAAAAAATATCAGAGTTACCAGCGGCAACAACGCTAACGGGAACAGAGAAAGTAATCGTAAACCAAAACGCACAAACATCATTGACCGATGTGAATGCAGTTGCAACCTATGTTAAACAAGGCGGTGTGAGTGGTACGTTTACCAACCCAACAAGCATTACCGTAGTTAATGGCATTATAACTGCAATCAGCTAATGGCACGCACCGTACAGCAAATAAAACAACAGATGTTGGATGCGAAAAACGCAGACCCGACATTGTCAACTTTGACCTCAACAAGTCAAACCGCAAAGTGGAATTTATACTACTTCATTGTGGCATCATGTATTGCAGTGTTTGAGCAGTTGCAAGACTTGTTCAAAGTTGATTTAGAAGCCATAGCAAGCACCGCAGCACCAAGCACACCACAATGGACACGTAACAAGGTGTTGAAATTCCAAACAGGCGATGTGGCAGCACTAAACACAACAACGTTCGTTATCGAATATCCAACGGTGAACGTGGCCAATCAAATCTTAACACGATGCGCAGTGGTAACAGCACCAAACAGAACGGTATTGATTAAGGTTGCAAAGAATGACCCGCCAGAACCTGTATCAGTTGGTGAATTAGCCGAATTGCAAACGTATGTTGAAACATTCAACCCCGCAGGCATAGCGTTTACTTTGATTAATGAGGATAGCGATAAAATGGAAGTGGCAGCAACGATATACTTTAACGGTCAATATTCATCAGTAATAGATGCCAACGTTAAAGCAGCATTGAACGCATACATGGCTAACTTGCCGTTTAATGGCCGTATAACTACGCAGGCCGTTGTCGATGCGATACAAGGCGCAGAGGGCGTTATCACAGCATCATTGACACGTATATTAGTAAGGCGTGACACCGTTGCTTATGGTGCAGGTGTAACATTGTTTAACCTATCAACAGGTGTGGATAGTGTTACTTATGATACCTATTCAGGTTACGTTGTGGAAGAAACCACTACCAGCCACACCTTTGATGATACCTTAACTTACATTGTGCAATGAGTAGCATAATCAATACAGACTCGTTTGCGGTAAACTTCTTGCCACCAAAGAAGCGGTTGCCGATATACAAGGCATGGGTAAAAACGCTTGTGAAACCGTTGCAAGTGCTATACAATACCATGTTTGGCACGTTCAAAGATGGCAACAATGCTCCGTTATGGGTAACAGCCACAGCATATGGAGTTGGTGACCAAGTGCAATATGAGGATAAATCGGTGTATGAATGTTGGGTAGCGAACACAGGCGAGTTGCCGACTAATACAGATTATTGGTTTAAGATACAAGATAAATTCGTAGGCATTGAGCCACGATGCAAGTACAACGCACAGCACTTGTTGTTTGAATGGGCATTAAACGAATGGTTTGGTACTACGTTCGTGAATACACCGGGAGCGAGTGATATTTATATTGATATAACAGGAGCCAACACAGGTGCTTTTTTGGTTGGCTACACACCAACAGAGAGCAGTTATGTTGTTTTTGATGAACCCGAAGCGAGCGGTTATATTCAAGCCGAAAATCTTACAACCGTTGCAATATCATTCACAATACATGTACCGCTTGCTGTTGCTAATGCACTAACAAATGAACCATTGAACACCGTGCCAAACATAAGCACAAACAGAGAGAATATTATTAGGCAGATTGCCGATTTGTACACATACGCAGGAATTAATTATAACGTAATAACATACTAATGAAAAAAATAAAAACAACAGACATCATTGCAGGAAGCGCAATGCCATTAAAATCGGGTAGTTTAGACCATTTACAATCAGCGTATCAAGAGCCATTAATCGATATAATTCAAACCTTTGAAGCAAAGAACGATACAGAGGCATTTCCTAATTATAGCACACCTATTATTATGTATGGTTGCAGGTGGACTGGACTTGGTGTAAGTCAAGGTGTGCTTGTTTAT